CCCGACAAAATAGTTGTAAATATGTATTAAACATACCCCGTTCCTTGATTGGTTCGGGGCTTTTGTTTATACTTAACCATTAAAACTATAATTTATATTCTTCATTCAAACGCTTTATAGCCTTTTTTATTGTTGAGGCTGATAACTTATACTTGTTTGAAAGAAAGTCCCGAATTTCGGCTTCTTTTCGTCCTTCTGCAAGCATATCTCTATACTCATAGAACATATCAAGATACATTATATCATCTGCGCTCACTCCGTTTCTGTTCATTGTAGCGAGTAGAAAGCGGCTTGATGCTAAAACCTCATATACTTTCATCTGCTTTGGGAATATAAGGTAAGAAATCAAAGCCTTTAAACTCTTTACTGTTGATGGTATGAGTTACCTTTTGTTTATCAGAAAGACCTATAATTCGGGAAACTATATTGGGATTAAACGCACCAACAATAGCACCTTCTAATTGTTGTGTCCTGATGACATTCTCTATGCGTGTAATGACTACGGAAAAATCTTCATGACTACCTTTTTTAAAATCGTTCCAAAAGGACTTACTAACATCTAAATAAGCCATTAACCCGGTCAGAGAGTAAGGACGTTGTGTAGGGCTTTCTTCTTTTTCCTTTATTTCTCCTTTCGTTTTATTCTTGATTGCTTTCCATGGAGTCCTGTCACAATAGGCAAAATACTCACAGGCTGCTTCCCACAACTGTTCAGGAGAAGCAAAACGCTTGCTTCTCCCATGCTTGTTTCTCAACTTCCAAAATTGGTTTCCTTTAGGTGCAGACATAACTAATGTTCTTTTAATTGTTTGATTAAATCCGCTTCTTCCTGATTCTTGACTACAACGGTCAATCCGGTAGAAACTTCTCCGGAATGCTCGGTGTTCTGTTTGTTCTTCCATCTGTCAGGAGCAAGGTTTGTGAGAAGGAATATTCCGGCTCCCACATTAGGTTCAACACGGACATTTTTTCTTACTTCCTTTTTCAACTTCTTTTTCTTGCCTTCCATGTAGTATTCAGAAGAAACCTGTTCGTATTCATACCCGATGGCAGACCTTGCGAGGGAGGAAACGACATTGCGTTCCAACCCGTTTTTGAAATCTTCTTTCGCCTTTTTTATAGCATTCCCGAAAGTTTCATTTTCCATCCATCGGTAATAGGTACTCTTTCCGATTCCCATTACATTACAGAAGTCAATAAGCTTTGCACCGCCATAATCTATAAGTCCGTTTTCACATACCCAGTCAACGCACTTTTGAATTGTTTCTTCATTAAATTTTGCCATATCTTCAGTAGTCTTTTATATTTAATCATTAAATTACAAATCTCCCAGATGATCCAGAGCTTCGTCCGGTATTTCCATATTTATAGCCTCCTCCATAGAGATAGAATGTCCCAAATACGCTTCTAAAAGCATTTTTCTAGTTTGATTGGCCTGTTCGGTAATACTCCGAATCTTTTCTTCTACATTTTCTTCCATGTCATTACAATTTTAAAAGTTTACACTCGCATATATCGTTCTCTTTGGTCTTTATCTCTATGATAGCCAGATAACAACCATATTGAGCCAAATAAACCGGTATATCCATCTCTAAGTCCCGTAACTCGATACTGTTAAGACGGATATACTCGGTCACTATCTTTGCATTATTGATTAGTCCTTTGTACGTCTGATAGTTATTTGCAATTAAGGTAGTCCATTCTAGTCCCTTGAATATTCCCTTTGTGCCATCAAGAAGTAATATTCGGGGATTGGCTTTATTATACTGTAGTTCTCCGTTATCGTTGTAGGAATACAAAGGAATATAAGCAACGCCTCCTTTTGTACTGCAGGCGGAGAAAGGCAAAGTAATGGCATCACGTTCGTACTCAATCGTGGCATCATCAACCTGGATATTTCCGTCATAGTTTCCCATGACATTATCATCTTCTTTATACCGGAACCAGTTGTTTTGAGCAATGTTATCAAGGGTGTACTGTAAGTTTCTTGGCGTTACGCTATTATAAGCCATTATCACACGATTCGTCCAGTCTACAGCTTTAGATTTGTTTGCAGACAGATTATCGAAGGGAATAAACTTGATCCCGTTTTCGCCGTCCGGTAAGGCAAACAAACCGACCATTGAGGCAACGGCTTTAATGAAGTCTATTTGCTTGATGTCCGGAAGATTGGGAACTAGAGGAAATTTCTCACCAAAAGATATTTCACCCTTAGTCTTTAGATACAGATTTATATTACTATCAGATTCAATAAAACAAGAATTTTGATCTATGGATGGTCTTGGAGTAAGACTTAAATCAAATTTATACCCATCTTTTATATCTACTTCATAACTAAATTGAAAATAAAGAGATTTATATCCGTCTTTTTGTTCTATTTGAGGATATATAGTTTTACTTATTACAGGAGATGTATTTGCGCTATCTTCATATACGTTAAGTATTATAGGATAATCGGATGAAGATGTACTATATGTATATTTTATTCCAATATATATTTCTCCACTTATTAGTGAAGCTTCATAATTTGATTTCAAGAAAGTGTTTTCTGAAAGAATCTCTCCATAATTCTGTTGTGTAGCATCTGGGATTGAAAAAACAACATCGCAAGAATTAAATCCGTCATATCTAAGACCTGAAGCCTTTATAATAAATGGGAACTTATCAAAAAGGGGTTGTGAATCATTCCTTGTCAAAAGAGGAATAATCATTTTGTTTATAACAGTAAGCTTGTCAGACGGGAAATTAAATGTCACTCCGCTTTCTTCTTGAATCCTATAAAGTATCCACCATACAGGTACTACTGGATGACGCCAAACGTTTGGATCATTAGAGTTAAACCCGTAGTCAATACGTGGAAATCTTTCCGAATTTTCTCCCCAATTTTCCCAAACAACCCAATCTGTACCCTCAACTGTTCCATATTCCAAATCCGTTAGCTTCTTGCCATCGTTTACTACACTGGCGAAGTTAGTGACATTACCCCAGGTAAGAGCTATTTCTATTGATTCATTAATCTCTAGCAATACTACAATTGCATCTTTGATTATCTCAATGCCATTCCGTAATAACGTACCTTTATGCTTTAGGTACGGATAACGGCTTATTGAACTGGGAAGATGTGCGCACTCAATCAAAGCCAGATTATTTGCTGTTTTAGGCAACCTGATTGTATAACTGCTATTACTTACAATTTTACTAATATCGGTTAGCAGGTTACTTTTATAGCTCAAAGTAATATCCGTCTTATTAAGATCGGCTTTTGTGTTATTGATATATAATTCATCTCTTGTCATAGCATATTTTTTATTTATACCGGGTAGACCATCCGAAGCAGACCTACCCGGTATCGGTTATACAATCTTTGCCAGTGCGGAAATGAGTTTTTCCAGTTCTTCCCCTTCAATGGAAAAGCCGGGTTCCTCTCCGCTATCTTCCCTTATTTGTCTGGCCTCGTCGCTTTCATCAATGGTGATAACTGCGAGGTTGGCCGGTGTTTCGTCCGGGTTTATTCCTCTGTATACCGTGATTTTGTCCACGAAAGATTCGGTTTTAAGGTCTATTCCAGATTTTGGCAGTTCTTCACTACCTAATTTTAGCAACTGAATCCCTAGTTTACGGGCTTCTTCCGCATTTAGGTGTACGGTGTTCTCTTCTGTTATGGATTCCCCGTTTACTGTTTTAGTGATAAGGACCTCGTTGTTATCACCTCTTCTCACATAAAGATGTTTTTCACTATCTTTTCTTACTCCGAAAAATGTTTCTTGTTTCATGACTTAAAAAATTAAATTGGTTAATAAAATATTTGTTCTCTAATTCTTTTGCAACGATTAGACAAACACCTATCCGGTAATACTTTTCCTCGCTTGATGGGCGTTTACTTGAATGGTTCTTTTTAAAATTAGCCTACGAAGGTTTTATAAACCCATTATCTAAATAATATCTCGCTTGCTCATATTTGGGGAATGTCAAAGCCCAATAACCAAAGGCATTGTTACCGGGATAGCTAACACAGTTAAACCGTTTATTTATCTTGCGTTTAAACACTTCATAAATGATTGCTCCTCCTGGGAATATACGTTTGTATAAGTAAACTTCAGTTTGGGGATTATATCCGATTTGGATAAATCGCTCTTTGTTCTTAATGAACTCTTTTCCTAATTCTTTAATTGCTTCCATAACTTTTAAATGTTGCTCTCGCTCATTTTTAGGTGAACGAAAATAATAATCTATTCTTTTTTATACTCTTGCTTATCTAGCAGGTAAAAATGGTATGGTTCGTCTTATTTGGGCTGAATATATTTTTTTGCTCGTTTATCTCTTCCATACCAAACTCTACTCTCGGATTCCGTCGGTCTATCCGTTTCTCCGCATGAATCTCAAAACATAGGCTGTCGTTTGTAATAGCCTCAACCATTTGCAAGCAATCAAGGATCGTTTTTAGAGCATTATCCAGGTCGAAGCGAATATTCCCATGCCAAACACGAATAAATAGCTTGAAACGACCGGAAATGCGTTTCCCTCGATACTTCTTGCATTGTAGGCAGAAGGATTTCTCATACTCCCTGATCCGGTCGTTTTTGATGATCCGTTTCTGGCCGTCTTTGCCCGGTACGGCTTGATAGTTGTTTGCTTTCGCTATCACTTGCCCGTAGATTGTTTCTATTTCCATAGCTAGAAGGGATCAGGTTCAACATTTGCCGAAATAGGTATATCCTGTAAGTCGTAAAAGTGAGTGGTCGGAGCATCGAACTTGCAAATGAACTTCATTATCCCGATGTTTCGGCCTTTGGCAACATC